CTATCATCGAGATCAGGTGATGTATCCCGGTGACCGAGCAGCTCGATGATAGGATACTCTTTACAGAACTTCGCTATCAATTCGCACAATGCCGTTTTTTGCTCGACAGTACGGGTGTCGGCCGGTCTTCCACTCGCGTCCAGACCACCGATGTAGCAGATACCGATACTATGTTTATTATAACTAATACCGGAAAACCCTTTCGTGTTACAATGTGCTCCGTCAATGGATAATGACCGACCGTTTTCTACGGTACCATCTAAATCAATTACAAAGTTATAGCCAATTTGATTAAAGCCACGTGCCCGGTGCATCCGGTCAATATCCTTAGCTCGCAAGTCTTGTCCGGCACGTGTTGCCGAGCAGTGAATGATGATTGAGTCTATATCTTCTCTTTTCATATACTTTTCCTCCTATAAAATTAAAGTTAATACTCCCAACGCCAAACCTCCGCAATCACAGATAATATCCTTGATGGAAAACTCGCTTTTCTTACAATACTTGTCGTATATTTCCTTCAGAACAAAGATCGCAACGGTTATAGCGACCGCTAACCATAGCGGAATATATTTTGATAGCCACATAACCAAATTCTGGCATACTATAATGTGGACCATGCCGTCTATGCCTATCATGGATAGAAGCTTGCCGGCTAATGCGCTGATTTTATTTATCATATTCATTTTCTATTTTATTCTACTATTCCTCGTTCTTCTTTTGCCATTTTTGGGCTTATTCTCCGCAAATGCATAGAGTATGATAAAAAGCAAAAAGGGAAAAACATAAATAATAGTGTATAAATTCATACTTACTTCTCCTTTTCTATAATCTCCTTCACATCTTCCTTATCAACCTTGAACACCTTCTTTCCAAAGACTCCCAAAGCTCCAATTACATTTATATTGATCCCCTTTGGTTTCAATATATTGCCGACAATCGAACACCCTTCAATAAAGCATACCAATAAGCAGGAATACACATCAATAGGATATTCGCTATGACTTGCTACGGTGATCATGCAGACCATGCAGACAAAAGCAAAATAAGTAACCATCTTTCCCATAGTAGCGCGAATTGCACGAGAGAATCTGACTTTTTCACCCATTAGCATACTTTTTCTGACACCGAAGAGAAGATCACAAAGGATTACCGCGCATGATACAATCAGCCACGGAATCATATTCTGCAATGACTCGGAAACAAATGCGGTAGCGATTGCCGCAAATCCGCCTGTAGTTGTATGTACTATAGCTTCTTTCATAGCAAACAAGTCAAATAAACGGTTAGCAATGAAATTAACTCAATCCAGAACATCGACTTGCATGCCGTCAGGTCCCATATAAGATTACCAGACCAGTTCTTGATTACAAACGTTATCGCGTAGATCAGAAATGCAGCCCAAAGCAGCAGCCAATACCACGAATTGCATCCTACCCATAATTGAGAGAATACAAGAGACATCACCGCGCCGGCTATATGAGCTTTCTTGTGCGCTCCTCTAAAGTTTGGGGATACCCCCAACACGATCATTCCGACTACAGAAAGAAAGATCAGGAACTGACTGTTTTCTGTACTTGCATCCAGTGCGGCCGGAAGCAAAAGCAAAGACGGGAGAATCATGCATATACCGAACCAATACCTGTTACTCAGAATGTAATAGGTATCGGAAATAGAATAAGGGATACCCTTTG